CCTCAGTTAAATTTGTAACAAAAACTGCCGGTATTGCAACTCTTACTTCAGACATTACTCAGACTTCAACAAATGTTGGATTAACAACAACTGCATCCGGTCTTGGAACTGATAGAGTTAATGCTGGTGGATTCTTAAAAGTTGGATCTGAGTTTGTATCTGTTACCACATTTCTTGATGGAGAATCATCAGTACAGACTCCAACGGCTGCTATTGACTGGTTTGATCAACAAGAACTCACATTAACTTCATCATCTAAAGTTAAGTGGAATCAAATTGCAGATCGTCCAGGAACTTCAGAGTATGCAGCAGCAAGAGGATCTAGATTTGATGAAGTTCATGTTGTAGTTGTTGATGGTGAAGGGACAGTTACCGGAAACTCTGGAACAGTTCTTGAGAAGCATCTTGGATTATCAAAAGCAAAAGATGCAGAGTATTCTTTAGGTTCTCCTTCATACTGGAGAAAGTATATTGAAGTTGGTTCACAATACATCTTTGGTGGATCAGCACCTGCAGGTATCGTAACCACAGGATTTAGTTCTGGATATACTCCAGCAAGTGATGTAGGTTGGGACCAAAATGCAGAAGGAATTATTTTTGCAGCAACTGGAAATTATAATGGGAAGTTTGAAAAAGGTGCAATCTATGGAGGTAAGACTAAACTTTCTACATCTGGTGCTCTAACTTCTGGTTTAGATGGATTAGTAACTGGATATGGATTATTTGAAAATACTGAGAAGTATAATGTAGATTTCATTCTGATGGGATCTGCTGGATATGGTAAAGAAGAAGCACAAGCACTTGCAAATAAATGTATTGCAGTTGCCGAGGCAAGACAAGATGCAATCGCATTTATCTCACCATATAGAGGTGCTGCGATTACAGATACTACCAATGATAGGGAAGTAACTGTTAGATCTGATGCAGATATTACTGAGAATGTTCTCAGTTTCTATGCTCCCATTACTTCATCCACTTATGCAATTTTTGATAGTGGATATAAGTATATGTTTGATAGATTTGCAAACACCTTTAGATATGTTCCTCTGAATGGAGATATTGCTGGTCTTTGTGCAAGAAATGATGCAAATAACTTCCCCTGGTTCTCACCTGCTGGAACAAATAGAGGAGGAATTCTGAACGCAGTTAAACTTGCATATACACCTAATAAGGCACAGAGAGATAGATTATATTCCAGTAGAATTAATCCAGTTATCTTCTCACCTGGTGCAGGCATTGTTCTCTTTGGTGATAAAACCGGATATGGCAAATCATCAGCATTTGATCGTATCAATGTTCGTAGATTGTTTATCTATTTGGAAGATGCAATTTCTGCTGCTGCCAAGGATCAACTCTTTGAGTTCAATGACGAAATTACAAGAACAAACTTTGTAAATATTGTAGAACCTTTCCTTCGTGATGTTCAAGCAAAGAGAGGTATTTTTGACTTTGTTGTTGTTTGCGATGAGACAAATAACACTGCTGCAGTTATAGATAATAATGAGTTTGTGGCAGATATCTATATTAAACCCGCAAGATCTATCAACTTCATTGGTCTTACGTTTGTTGCCACCAGAACTGGTGTTTCATTTGAAGAAGTTATCGGTAACGTTTAATTCAGAGGTTTAAGAAACAATGGCAAATCGTCAACAAGTAAATACTTTACCATTAAGAACCATCAGTGATTTTAAAAGCAAATTAAAAGGTGGTGGAGCAAGACCTAACCTCTTCGAAGTGGAATTAACTTTCCCTTCGGGGGTTGCAGTTCAAGCTGAAAATGAAGTTATTGAAAATGCAAGGTTTTTGGTAAAGGCAGCTGCACTTCCAGCATCAACAGTAGCACCAATTGACGTTCCTTTCAGAGGAAGAATTTTAAAAATTGCTGGTGACAGAACATTTGAGACCTGGACTATTACAGTTCTCAATGACACATCTTTCAATATTAGATCTGCTTTTGAAAAGTGGATGAACTATATTAATAAACTCGATAATGGAACTGGAGAAACTGATCCTGCAAATTATCAAGTAGATGCTAAAGTGCATCAACTTGATCGTACTGGAGAAACTCTTAGAAGTTATGTGTTTAAGGATGTTTTCCCAACAAATATCTCATCTATTGATTTGAGCTATGAAACTACTGATACTATTCAAGAGTTTACAGTAGAAATGCAAGTTCATTACTGGGAAGCATATAAGGGAAGAACTTCCGATGCTGGTGGTGAAGACATTAGCTAAATAGTAAAATAACAGTCTAGTCAGTTTATACTATGGCAAAACTTTTCGGTTTTTCTATTGAGGATACAGAAAAAAAATCCAAAGATATAGTTTCCCCCGTTCCTCAAAATAATGAGGACGGGGTTGACAATTATATTAGTAGTGGATTTTATGGTTCGTATGTAGATATTGAAGGTCAATATAGAACAGAATTTGATTTAATAAGAAGATATAGAGAAATGTCTCTCCATCCAGAGTGTGATGGAGCGATTGAAGATGTTGTTAATGAAGCAATCGTAAGTGACCTTTACGATTCTCCAGTAGAAATTGAATTGTCTAATTTAAATGCAACAGACAAGTTAAAAAAAGCAATTAGAGATGAATTTAAATATATTAAAGAAATATTAGATTTTGATAATAAGTCACACGAAATATTCAGAAATTGGTATATTGATGGCAGATTATTTTATCTCAAGGTAATTGATATAAAAAAACCTGAAGATGGCATTCAGGAATTAAGATATATCGATCCTATGAAGATGAAGCACGTTCGTCAAGAAAAAAAGACAAGTAATAATGCTGGACCAAACTTATCAGCACTTACTAATTTTAATGTAAATCAGGTTACATATCCAGAAATTGAAGAATATTTTATCTATACTCCAACATCAAAC